TGACTTCAAACAAGGCAATAAGGAGCCGCCTACGCACTTTATACGCTTTAACCTAGACGATGGTACTAGGGTGGAGTGTGACGTTGTGTTTATTGCCTTTGACCGACCTGAACACGTTAAGAAAGCGCGTGGTATTCAGACTACATGGGTGTGGTTAAACGAGACTAAAGAGCATTCTAAGGCCGTATTAGACATGCTTGACCTGCGTCATGGCCGTTACCCCTCCCCAAAGGAAGGATGCCGTCCTACACACCACGGAATGATTGGTGACTCTAACGCACCTGATGAAGATCACTGGTATTATAAGCTGGCAGAGATCGAACGCCCTGAAGACTGGTCATTTTTTAGGCAGCCTGGCGGTGTCATCAAGGATGGAGAGGACTGGATCGTTAATGAGAACGCTGAGAACCTGGTTAATCTACCAGATGGCTACTACAAACGTGGTCTAAACGGTAAGACTGACGACTGGATCAAGGTAAATCTGGCGAATGAGTACGGATTCGTGTCTAACGGTAAGCCTGTACACCCCATGTATACCGATTCAGTACACTGTCAACACCTTGAGTTCACCCCTAGCTTCGACTTCCCCATTGTTCTGGGCTTTGACTTTGGACGAACCCCTGCCTGTGCGTTCTTACAGCGTACAGCTATAGGCCGGTGGGTGTGCTTTGACGAGATGGTGCTGACTGACTCTGGTGCTGTGGACTTTGCTCCAACCTTAAAGCGGTACATTGAGGAAACCTACCCTGATCACGAGTTTAAGGGGTGGGGAGACCCGTCTGGAAACAACAAGAACCAAGCTAACTCTGATACACCGTTCCAGATCATGCGAGCTGCTGGCATACCCTGCCAACCAACCGCGACTAATGACCCTCTAAAGCGACGAGCTGCACTAGAAGTACCCATGAAAGAGATGTGCATGGACGGAAAGCCTAGATTCACTGTACTACCTAAAGCCTCAATGATCCGTAAGGGGCTACAGGGTGGATTCTGCTACCGACGGGTACAGGCAAGCGGTGAAAGGTACACTGATGAGCCGGATAAGAACGAATACTCACACCCAGTAGAGGCACTAGAGTACGCCTTGCAGGGCGAGGGTGAAGGCAGACAGGCACTGAGAAGCTCTGGAGCTTTTAACAAGCCAGTGACGGCCAAGGTAAACTTTAGTGTCTTCTAAGCACTACGTTGTGTTTGAGGATGACAGCACGAACTGGTGGAGCTGGATGCTGAAGCCAGGCATTCGGCACTGCTATGTAGTAAAGCCAGACAAGGAAAGCATTGTAGTCCTAGAGAAAACCAAGGCCGGACTGTCCATGTTCACAATGGAAGACGAAAAGAGTATAATTGGCAACAATTCTATACTGATTAGTTATAAGGCTCAGGAAAGCAGGAATCCCTTATTTATGCTTAATACCTGTGTCGGCCACACTAAGCAGATATTAGGCATTAACAAGCCTTTTATCTTAACGCCATACCAGCTATTAAAATATTTGAGGAAACAATAATGGGATTTATGAAGCGACCAAAGGCTCCAAAGCCTACAGCACAGCAACTAGCAGCAGAGCGTCGTACAGCGGCAGCCCTTGATGAAGAAACGGCAGACGTTGAGCGCAGACTAAAGGCAGCTGCAAGAGGAAAGCTGGGCGCTAAGTCCCTACTGCCCACTAGCCAACAGGCTTCTGGTACAGGTGCAGCATCTAGAATCAGAATGGGGCTGGGTTCTCGTGGTAGTGCGGGATCAGCAACCAACGGAATCATGCGATTTAGAAACCTTCCTAATGGAGATCAACGATGAAGTTGCCAGCAGAGCTGGGTACTCTCAACGACCTAAAGCGCAGAGAAGCCAAAGCCTTTGAAGTGGCTACACATTGGCACGATCAGCTAGACGATGCCTATGAATACTTCCTACCCAACAGAAACCTCTTTGAGAACACCACCCCTGGCCAGAAGAAGATGGAACGCATCTTTGACTCCACCGCCCTTGAGGCAATCCAGCAGGGTGCAAGCAAGCTACAGGAAAACATTGCTCCTATCTGGGCTCGTTGGGCAACCTTCGAGCCGTCTACTAGAGTGCTGAGGCTGCTTGAGACTGGCAACTTCAACGTGTCTCAGGAAGACATTAGGCGCAACCTAGAAGATCAAGCTGAAACTATCTTTGATTACATCAACCGTTCTAACTTTGCCACCCAGTTCTATGAGCATGCGCTAGACCTGTTGATCGGTACTGGTACGTTGCGTATAGACGAGGCTGACGACGACGATATGCCTGTCATCTTCTCTGCTATTCCACAGAAGGGCATAGCATTTGAGGAAGGCCCGCATGGTAATGTAGAAACACACTGGCGTAGATTCAGCGTTAAGGTAAAAGACCTTGAGCGCAAGTGGGATGGTTTCAAGCCGTCACAAGCCATTGCTAGTCAGATCAAATCAAACCCAGATGCAGAGGTTCAGGTGTCTGAGGGGGTCGTATTTTTGCCCAAAGCCAAGACGTATTATGGCTGCGTATGGGTAGGCAAAGAAGATCACATCAGCTGGATGCAGGATTTCGGCCCATCAAGCCCATGGGTTACTGGTCGCTACTCCAAAGTGGCTGGTGAAGTGCGCGGTCGTGGCCCAGCCTTGCAGGCACTCCCTGATGTTAAGTCTTTGAATAAGGCAAAAGAGTTCTCTCTACAAAAAGCAGCTATAGACTTGGCTGGTATGTACACAGCAACTGATGATGGCGTAACCAACCCATACAATATCAGTATAAGCCCTGGCGTGGTTATTCCAGTTGGTTCTAACAACAGCACAAACCCGTCATTGAGACGCTTAGATACAGGTGCCAACCTGCAATTACCGCAGTTTGTAATTAACGATATGCAGATGAGCATCAAAAAAGCCCTGTTTAACGATTTACGCGACCCTACGGGCGCGGTTCGCTCGGCTACTGAAGTGGCAATCGAATCTCGCGAACTAGCAAAACGTATTGGTTCGGCATTTGGTCGCTTGCAAACGGAAGTGTTAGTCCCTATTATTAAGCGTGTCGCAGCCATATTGACTCGCAGAGGTCTTATATCTCCTATCCAGTTAGATGGCCAAGACATAGATATTAAGTTTACGTCGCCACTAGCAAGGGCTCAGGACAGCGAAGATATACTTAATGTTCAGCAAGCAGTTCAGTTTGTTTTGCAGAATGCTGGGCCTGACCAAGCGAAGATTGGCTTTAAGTTAGAAGATTTTGGTACGTGGGTTGCAGAAAAGTCTGGGATGCCAGCATCACTGGTTCGTAATGAAGCAGAGAAGCAGGCGGTTATACAAGCTGGCGCTCAAGCTGCCCAAGCCGGAATGTCTACAGGTGAGGCACCAATGCAGGGTCAAACGCAAGTATGACTTGGGAACAAATCGACAAGGCTTCAGTTAACGCTGAGGCCGCTTCCAAGCGCAATGAAGAATATCGCCAAAAGACACTGGAGCTTGCTAAGGCATATAGCAAGTGTTTTTCCAGTGCGGATGGTAAGCGTGTACTTGAAGACCTGAGTGGCAAATTCATTTACGGCAATGATACCCCCTTCTCTTCTCCGAACATTAACTATGAAGCTGCCTACCATGACGGTGAGGCTGGCGTAGTTAAGTTCATCATTAATCAGATGCAACACGCGCAATTAAATAAACCGAGGTAATTATGTTAGAAGAACAGGCCGCACAAGAAGAACAAGTAAGCGATACCCTGCCAGAATCAGACGCTCCTGAAGTATCAGAGGGAGAATATTTTTTATCTGAAGACGTTAAAGGCAACGGTGAAGCTCCTGATTGGTACAACTCAACCAAGTACAAGTCGGTTGCAGACCAGGCAAAAGCGTACAACGAGCTAGAGAAAAAGTTCGGTGGATTCAAAGGCGCTCCTAAAGATGGCTATGCAGCTCCAGAAGGTGTGGATGCTGAAGACGCACTGTTTGTTGAGCTACAGTCTTTTGCTAAAGACACCAATATGTCGCAAGACACTCTCAATAGAGCATGGGAACTACTCACAGTTAATGAGCAAGCCCAGCAAGAAGCGGAAGCAGAGTACCAGATGCAGCAGCTTGGTGAGAATGCTGACAAGCGTATTAAGAATGTTGAAGGCTTTTTGAGAAACAACTTGAGTGCTGACGACTTTAATCAGGTGTCAGAGTTAATTACTACTGCTGACAACGTAAAGATTATCGAGATGATTGTTAATGCTACTGCTCCAGCTAAGTTGCCCGTCGATGGTGGCGAGATGCCAACAGGCGTTACCTGGGCAGACATTGAAGCAGAGATGTACAAGAAAGACGATTACGGGAACTTCTTGCGAAGCACTGATATTAACCACGATAAGAAGGTTAAGAAAATGCTTCAAGCTTTCGAGGCAAGTACGCAGTAATCCCAGTTGATGTTACAGGGGTGAAAGGTGTATAATCTGCACACTGGACACCCTTTTCCCAAAGGCCCGGTAAATTTAGGTTGAATGCTGACCAATTTACTGGGTACTCAGCTAAGACCTTGAAAAACTTTATACATTAAATCTTTTTTTCGAGGATATTCAAATGAGTGTTAATCTCTCTCCTGTAGCTGTCACAGAGTTTGACAGCATGGTAAAACACGCCTATCAAGGTATGGGCAAACTAAAAGGCGCTGTTACTGTACGTAACAACGTAGTTGGCGACACTTACAAGTTCCGCGCAATGGGCAAAGGCTTGGCGAACCAGAAGGCTACTTCTGCTGACGTTGATCCAATGGACATCTCTCACAGCCTGATCACTGCTACTCTTGCTAACTGGAATGCTCCAGAGTACACCGACATCTTTGATGCACAAGAAGTAAACTTTGATGAGAAACAGGAACTGGCTCAAACTATTGCTGGTGCTCTTGGTCGTCGTACTGACCAGCTGATCATCGACGCAATGAACTCAGCTTCTCCTACTGCCGTAGGTAATGGCGCTACTGGCCTTACTGCTGGCGACCTGATTGACGCTAAAGTACAGCTAGTTAAGAACGGTGTTGGTTCTGGTGATCTGTTCACTGTAATCAACGGTACTGGTCTTGCTGGCCTGTTGTCTGACGAGAAGATCACTTCTGCTGACTACCAGAATGTTAAGGCTCTGGTAAACGGTGAAGTAAACACTTTCGCTGGCTTCAACGTAGTTGTTCTTGAAGACCGTGCTGAAGGTGGCCTGACTGTTGCTACTGACGTAGTATCTGCTTATGCCTTTAGCCGTGACGCTATCGGACTGGCTGTTGGTATCGACATGAAGACTTCTATTGACTACGTTCCACAGAAAACCTCTTGGTTGTGCAACGGCATGCTGAAAGCTGGCGCTGCTGTACGAGACGCTTCTGGTCTGATCGAAATCAAGTACGACGCTACACCTGCGTAAGTCTATAAGGGGGAGGAGACTCCCCCTTTTTTATTAAAGGTCACACTATGCCCAGCAAGATTAATCTAGTATCTAATGCTCTTATTCTTATAGGCGACTTGCCGATTACCAGCCTGACTGGTAGTTCTCGCGCACAGACTGTCGCTAACAACTTGTATGACAATATTGTGCAGAATGAGCTAACCAAGTATCGCTGGGGCTTTGCGCGCAAGAAGGCGCAGCTTGCTAAGTTGGCTGGCACACCTGTAGGCACAGAGTACAACACAATGTATCAGATGCCTGCTGATCTTCTGGTGTTCATTAAGTTGAACCCTGGAATCAATTACCAAGTTTTAGGCGATAAAGTTTACTGCAACTACGACGGTGATCTTTATTGCGATTACATATACAACGTATCTGAGTCGGAGTGGCCTGCTTATTTTGCCAAGATGGTAGAGTACGCACTAGCCAAAGACTTTGCATTGTCCATTAGGGACAGCGCATCTACTAAAGCCGCGATGGCAGAAGAGTATATTGTAGCCTCTAACATGGCTAGGTATACTGATGCACAGCAGCACCCAATAACTCCACTTGCTAGTAGGCCGTTTATTGATGTGAGGTTTTAATGGCTAAGAGTAATTTTCTACAGAACAGCTTTGTTAGTGGTGAGCTGTCTGAAATTATCAAAGGCCGCACTGACCTAGATCAATACTACAAAGGGTTAGAGACTGCTGAGAACGTAGTAACCATCCCCCAAGGTGGTGTTAAGCGTCGCCCAGGGTTTAAGTTTGCAGCCAACCCTACGCCTGTAGTAGAAAGATACACTGCCCCAAACCCTACCACCCCCAATGGTGGCACCCCAGCCAACGTAAATGACGATGACCCAGCTACCTACAGTGTTACCACTACCGCTGTTGGCACGACTGACGACTACGTTGTTGTGCAGTACGACATTTATGGCAATCAAGAAATAGAATACATTGACCTGATCAACATCAAGTTAACATCAGGAACCAGCACAGAGTTTGTTATTGAGTCTCAAGTTCAAGGTGGCTCATGGGAGACATCTGCTATTGTTCCAACGCTAACGTCGTATGAGCAGACATTCCGTTTAAACGTAGACAAGAACGCTAGATTTTGGCGACTCATCAGAAAAGGCACCACTGACCTCGGTACTGCCCAAGTTTCTCTGGCTGAGATGAACCTATACCGTGAGACTGGCGGCTTTAATTCTGCAATGAAGCTTCACAAGTTTGAGATTAGCTTGGCTGATAGCTTCTTACTGCTGTTCACTCCAGACAATCTGCGTATCTACCGCGTAACAGAGTCAGCGACAACCTTCATGCAGGACTTAAATCATGGCTTGGGATACAACTTCCCAACTCGTGTTGCTAGTAATGAAAACGTTTTGCTGATGTTTAACGAGAATGAAGCGCCTCGTCGCCTTGTGTACAACCTAAATGGCAACAGTCAGTTCTGGTATGACACGCCAACATTCTTGAACATCCCTAAGTTTGACTTTAATGACGCACTCAGTCCTACCCCTATCTCGGCAGTACAGGTTATGACATTCCAGTCTTCTGCGGAAGCTGGAGATAGATACCAGGTGGACATAGAGGGCGTGGTAAGCAAAAACATTACCTATGCTGGGGATGCAACAGTTCAGGAGCAACTGGCTACTGCTGAGAACCTACGACGAAACCTGCA